AACCCCAATAAATTAGGGGTTTTTTTGCATTATATAGATAAGCAATTAATTAATAGTTAATTTATATTAAGATGGAAGATAAGAGAAAATTAAACGGTGGGCATAGTACAAAATCAAAAGAAGGTAACATTGATAAACGTAAAAACGAATATAGAAAAGCGTTAGAAGAAGCATCAAGTAAACAAGATGTAATTGATGTTATTAATATGATAAAGATAAAAGCGGTAAAAGATAAAGACGTTCAAGCGGGTAAATTGTTTTTAGAATACTACATAGGTAAACCAAAAGATAGTGTAGACATTACCACAAACGGAGATACAATTAACATACCTATAATAACCTTTAAGAAGTCTTAGTGAATTTATGAGTGGAATAGTTATAAATGATTTGTTTGAACCTTTAAGGTCTTCTGATGCTCGTTATTATGTAATAACAGGTGGTAGAGGTTCTGCAAAGTCTTTTAGCACTACTTTAATAGAAGCAACAAATACTTTTAACATTGGGTATCATTGTCTTTATACGAGGTACACAATGACCTCTGCTGAACTTTCAATCATACCTGAATTTAATGAAAAGATTGAACTATTAGAATCACAAGGATGCTTTGATGTAACAAAGAAAGAAATTACAAATACAGTTACGGGAAGCAGAATATTATTCAGAGGTATCAAAACAAGTGCGGGTAACCAAACTGCAAACTTAAAATCATTACAAGGAATATCTACTTGGGTTCTTGATGAAGCAGAAGAAATGGTTGATGAAAATGAATTTGATACTATTGATTTATCTATCAGAAGTAAGGTGCAACAGAACCGCATTATAATGATACTGAATCCAACAACGAAAGAGCATTGGATATATAAGAAGTTCTTTGAAAGTAAAGGTGTAGAAGAAGGGTTTAATGGTGTTGTTGGAGATGTGTGCTACATACATACAACTTACTTAAATAATATTGATAACCTACCAAAATCCTTTATAGATAATATTGAAAATATAAGGGTAACAAATCCGAACAAGTATAAGCATAAAATACTAGGTGGTTGGTTAGATAAAGCAGAGGGTGTTGTATTTACTAATTGGGAATTTGGTTCTTTTAATCCCGATGGATTACAGACATCTTGCGGAATGGATTTTGGTTTTAGTGTTGACCCTGATACATTAACAGAAGTTGCAATTGATAAAGGAAAAAGAATAATATACGTTAAAGAGCATTTGTATAAAAACGGTTTAGGTGTAACGGAATTGGCACAGATAATTATAAACAGAGTAGGTAAGAAATTAATAATTGCAGATAGTGCAGAACCAAGATTAATATCTGATTTAAAATATAAGGGTGTAAATATTCAAGCAGTTAAGAAAGGAACTATTGAAAGCGGTGTTACTACGATGCAAGATTATAAAATAGTAGTTGACCAAAGTAGTTCAAATATAGCAAAAGAATTAAACAATTATATTTATTTAGATAAAGGCTCAAAATTATATTTGGACGATTGGAATCACGCAATAGATGGTATTCGTTATAATGTAATTTACAATTTAGACAATCCGAACAAGGGAAATTATAGCATTAGGTAATGGATAATAGAGAAATGATTGCAACGGTTGAATGTTACATACATCACAAAACAAATAAACAGATTAGAATAGCACCTATAAAAGCAAAGGATTTATTCTTACTTACAAAGGCTTATGAAAATTGTAAGTCTTTTTTTATAAAACATTAACAAAATAGTATTATATAAATATGAAGATTGAAATAAACGTACCTACTAACTTAAACGAAATCACTTTAGGACAGTATCAAAAGTTCTTAAAGATAGCTGAAAACAATCCTGATGGGAATTTTTTGGATGCAAAGATGATTGAAATCTTTTGTGGAATACCTTTATCTGATAGCTACAAATTAAAGATGTCAAGCGTTACCGCAATTATAGATATACTTACGGAATTGTTAGAATCTAAGCCAAATCACATTGAACGTTTTGAAATGAACGGAATACAATACGGTTTTATTCCTGACTTAAACGAAATGAGTTTAGGAGAATACATTGACCTTGATAATAACGCAAGTAAGTGGGAACAGATGCACGTTGCAATGAATGTACTATACAGACCTATTAAAGACAGTAAATCAAATAAATATAATATTGTAGATTATGATGTAAGTAACGCAGAGAGGATGCAAGATATGCCTTTAAGTTGTGCGATAGGTAGCCTTTTTTTTTTCTACAATTTAGGGATGGAGTTGTCGAAGCATACGATTCTTTATTCCAACAATCCACAGGAGATGGAGGGTATTCAAAGTCAGCTAACTTCGCTTCAAAATGGGGGTGGTATCAATCAATTTATGGACTCGCTAACGGAGATATTGCAAAATTTGAAGATATCACTAAATTAAATATACATCAATGCTTTACAATGCTATCATTTATGAAAGAGAAGGCAGAAATAGAATCACAAAATATTAAAAACAAATTCTAATGAAAGGATTTTATCAAGTAACTGAAATTATAAAGAATCAATTATTATCAGACCCAAATGTAAACACAGTTACAACTGGAGATATTACAAAGATTGATTTAAGTAAACAAACAATGTTTCCTTTATCACATATAATTGTAGGTAATGTAGGTAATGAAGATAATATATTACGTTTTAGTTTATCGGTTTTAGCAATGGATATTGTAAACGTTTCAAAAGAAGAAGTAGTAGATATATTCATAGGGAATAATAACGAACAAGATATTTTAAACACACAATTAGCAGTACTTAATAAATTAGTGCAAGTTTTAAGAGGTGGAACGTTACACCAAGACTTATATCAATTAGATGGCACACCAAGTTTTGAACCTTTCTATGATAGATTTGAAAATGAAATGGCGGGTTGGGCATTGTCTTTTGATGTGTTAATACCAAATGATATTTCAATATGTTAAGCAATGTACAAGCAGAACTTAGAACATTTGCAAAGTATGTGATTAGTCAATCAAGGGCGAACCTAACAAGAAGCAAAAAGAATAGTTCTAAAAAACTTTATGATAGTTTAGATTATGATTTAACCGTTTCCAAGAATAGCTTTGGATTAGAGTTTGTAATGGAGGATTACGGTATATTTCAAGATGTTGGTGTAAGTGGTGTAAAGAAAAAATATAACACCCCATATTCATATACAAATAAAATGCCACCACCAAGCAAAATGGATAAGTGGATTGTTAAGAAAGGTATAGCACCAAAGGATGAAAACGGTAAATTTATAAAAAGAAAATCTTTGCAGTTTATGATTGCAAGAAGCATTTATAATAATGGAATCAAACCAAGTTTATTCTTTACCAAACCATTTAAAAAAGCATTTAAGAATTTAGATAAAGACATTGTGAAAGCATTTAGGTTAGACGTAGAAGCAATATTAAAAACATCAGTAAAGGATAATTTAAAGAAATAAAAAATGGCATTAAATTTAAGAAGCCCAATAATTTTAAACACTGCAATATCAAATACTGCTTATGCAACATTAGATGTATCTGTATGGGATGGAGATAGTAGCGCAACGGTTACTGCACAATATAATTTAAGAAAAAATGTTTCGGGTATTTTCTTAAACTTTGAGATATCAGAGTTAGTTAGAGATTATTTAGACATTGCATTTGATGGTAATTATAATGGGCAATCAGTATGGGTGAAATTTGTTCACAAAGCATTTAATGCATCTAATGTAGAAATTTTTTCAAGTGTTAGTGTACAGATTGCATTTGATGGTTACTATTATTTTGAGGAAGAACAAGTTGCTACACCTTCTTTACTAATTAGCAATAGAGAATTATTTGTATTAGAAGATAATACTTTTAGAATACCTATCAATACGTTTGGAAATCCAACTGTTGTTTTTTATAAAGATGGAAAAATAATTGCAACAGAGGCAACCAATTCAAGTACTTTGAGTTCTGGGCAAATAAAGTACGTTTCAATTTATGGGGACAGTGTTAATTGGGACACGTTTCAAGAAAGAGTTTTAGATGATAATGGAACTTACGAATCAAACGCTTGTTTACAATCATTCTTTGATGAATTTTCTATTGGTGCAGTTGATAAAATAACTGTCTCAGATAGTAGCGGAACACAAACTATAAAAGTAAACGTAATCAAAGAATGTAAATACGAACCAAAGAAAGTAACATTCATTAATAAGTTTGGTGCTTTACAAGATATGTACTTCTTTAAAAAGTCTAAAGAGAATTTAACGATTAAAAAAGAATCTTACAAGTCTAATATAGCTCTTAATTATGGTGGTTACAATAGCAGTACTCACGTTAACAGAGATTTTAATGTAATTGGAAATGAATCTATTTCTTTAAGTAGTGGGTTTTTAAGCGAAGAATATAACGAAGTATTTAAACAATTGTTATTAAGTGAAAAAGTTTGGCTTACAAACATATTAGAAACTGGCGAACAAGTTTTACCAATAAATGTTAAGACAAGCAATATTACTTACAAAACTTCTTTAAATGATAGGCTTGTAGAGTACACAATTGAGTTTGACAAATCATTTGATACTATAAACAATATTCGATAAATGCAAAAATTACAACTATATATTGAAGGGCAAAGGGTTGAAATGTTTAAAGACGAAAGTGTTACCATAACACAATCAATTCAAAACGTTAAAGACATTGGTAAAATATTTACTGATTTCTCCAGAACCTTTAGCCTACCAGCTTCTAAAACAAATAATAAAATATTTAAACATTATTATAATTTTGATATTATTGATGGTTTTGATGCACGTATAAAAAAGAGTTCAAATATAGAATTGAATAATCTACCCTTTAGAGATGGGTTAATTAAGCTAGAAGGTGTTGATTTAAAAAACAATTTACCCCATACATACAGAATTACATTCTTCGGTAATACGGTTACCTTAAAAGACTTGTTAGGCGAAGATAGTTTGTCTTCTTTAGATAGCTTAACATCTTTAAATAAAACCTATGATGCCTCTAATATAAAGAGTGCTTTACAATATGACCCATCTACAAACAACATAATTGCGCCTTTAGTTACACACACACAAAGGTTGCATTATAATAGCAGTAGTTCAGATACAACCGCAGGAAATTTACATTATAAAAGTGGTCACATACAAGGTGTTTTATATACCGAATTAAAATATGCTATTCGCTTACATTCTATAATTGAAGCAATAGAGTCTAAATACTCAATAGCTAATGGATATTCACAAGATTTAATTTTTAGTAATGATTTCTTTGTAAATACAAATGAATCTTACTACAATTTATTTATGTGGTTGCACAGAAAAAAAGGAGCAGTAGAAAATTTAAGCGGAGTTAATCAGGCAATTGTAAATGGTTTCCCAAATGGTTCTGATGTAAATACATTGTCCTCTATAGGTAATAACACAACTTTAACCTTGAATGGAGTTGAAAGCAAATACCTTTCAAAACAATTAGTGTTGCAAACTTTAAGTGGACAAACATTTAAAGTATCTATTCAAAATAACGGTGTTGAGGTTTACAATTCGGGAGATAATATTGGAAGCATTACTATTGATTTAACAGGTGTAAATTTAGGCACAAGCGGAACGGTTGTTTATATAGAAAGTTCATCATCTATAATATTTAGTAAAATAGAATGGCAAATAGATTACAGACCATCATCATCTCAATTATATAGCAAGGTTTATACAGTTTTAAATTATGGTTATGTAAACGTTTTTACTTTTGATATTACGCAACAAATACCAGATATTAAAACAATAGATTTTTTAAGTGGGCTATTTAAAACATTTAATTTAACCGCATACTTTGATAAAATTACAAGTAAAATTGTTGTAAAAACTTTAGACTCTTTTTATAATAGCGGTTCTTCTTATGATGTAAGCAAATATATAGATGTTAGTAAAAGTCAAGT